CCCACATATGACCCAGAAGTTCGGCGATCCTGCAAACCCTCGCGGCTACATACTCGAACACCGGCTGGTCATGGAAACGGAACTCGGACGGGTGTTGCGATCAAACGAAAACGTGCATCACAGGAACGGGGTGAAACACGACAACCGCATCGAGAATCTTGAACTCTGGACAACGCAACAGCCGTGTGGGCAGCGCGTCGAAGATCAGATCAAGTGGGCAGAGGAGATACTAGCCAAGTACCCTGCCGCTGAACGCGACAAACTCAAGAAGCTGCGCCGGAAGCGCAAGCTAGTTAGAAAGGATTTACCTAATGGCAAAAAGCGCTCAACGCCAGTTTCTGATTAAGGTTGCTGGCATCGACGGGTACTTCGCCACGAAGTCGGGAGGTAACATCTCGTCGGACACCAACAAGGTCTATGACGGCGGGAGCGACACCCCTGACGTTCTGTCAGGCCCCGCAGAGGCCGACAACATCACCGTGAGCCGTTCGTACGACCTACAGCGTGACGGGGCCGTGCTCCGGCGTCTGCGCAAGATGGTCGGTCGTTGGGAGACCACGGTGTCGGTCACAGCAACCGATCGCGACTTGGTGGCAATCGCCGAGCCGCAGGTATACCCGAACGCCCTTCTCGTGGGTCTGACGGAACCGGAGACCGATGCGTCTTCGGGCGATGCAGCCGAGTACGAGTTGGAGTTCGCCATCGGGACGTTCACCTGATCGTCCCCCGAGTCGTGGCGGGGGTGGTTCGCAGATGATCACCCCCGTCACTTCATCTGCAAATCCATCTGCATTTAGGAGATTCAAAAATGTCTGCACCCGGTAACTATCAGCCGAAGATCGTGAGTGATGACGACACCTTCGAGGAACCGTCATCGCCCATCATCGACGGTTCCGGACTCGATCAACTTCGTTCCATCCTGGATCAGGAGGTGCGGCTCGATACGTATAGCTACGTTGTGCCGCGCCGCAAGACCTTGCGCCTGATCCTGGACCCCAACATCGACGGCGAGCAGGTTCAGCGTTGGCAGCGCAACGCCGTCATCGGCAAGGCACGTGGAGCCGACGCAACAGTGGACTCGATCAAGTTGGCAGGTGTGGTCATCGCGAACTGCACCGTTGGTGTCGAGGTCAGGAATCCCAGGGGTGAGTATGTCGAGGTGCGCGACTCCAACGGCACATCACTCACTTTCCGGAATCCGGAACTGCGGAAGATGCTCATCGGTGACAATGACATCTCATCCACGGTCGCGCTGGTTCGGAAGATGTTCGGTACCGACGGCCACATGTTGGAGTGCTCCAAGGACTTGATGGAGAAGGCCGGGTACGGAGAAGACGAGCTGGGTGAAGGGGCAGACGACCCTTTGGAGTGAGAGTCCTGAAGGGCCAGAAGTCGTTGCAGTTGGCAGCCAGCATCGCACGGGAGTTCAAGATCGATCCGATTGCGGTTCTCAACTCGACCACCTTCATATGGCAAGTCAGGCTCGCAGCGTTCGAGGTAGTGCGCGAACAGAAGAAGAAAGAAGCCGAGCAAATGAGGTCTCGCGCTCGGCGTAAGTAACGTCAACAGCCGGATCGGATTGGGGAATAGGTAAAATGCCAGGAGAAGATGATGAAACAATTATCATCCGCGCAATACTCCGGGACGAGCTTTCCGATCCGGCTGATGATGTCACCAAGGCGCTCAACGATCTGGGCGACACGATGGACGACACGTCCGCGCGCACGGAGAAACTTACCGAGGCCGAACAGCGCAACGCGGACCAGTCGGCGAAGACCACGCGGCAGATACAGGCCGAGAATCAGGCGAGGGACGAAAACGGTCGGCTCACTCGCCAGCAGACCACTTCGACCGAAGACAACACCAAGGTTCTGCGTACGAACACGCGAGAACGAAACAAGTCCACCAAGGCGATCAAGAAACATGGCGCGGGGCTCGGAAAACTCGTTGGTCTGTTCACACAGTTCGTGAAGGTGGGCGCAGCACTCGATGCGATCCCTATGGCCGTCTCAGCGGTCGGTGCCCTTGGTACTGCCGCCGCAGTGGCTGGAAACGGCATAGCGACGCTCTCAGGGTCGCTTTTGACCATGCCCACGATGCTCGCAGGTATCGGTCAGGCCGCGATCGTGGGGAAACTCGCGTTCGCAGGCATGGGGGATGCCATCGGTGCTCTGGCTAGTGGCGACTACACCAAGTTTGCCGATGCCACAAAAGACATGGCACCGAACATGACGAACGCCGCGAAAGCAATGGGCGTACTCGGCCAGCAGTGGAAGCCGATCGTCAAGGATATTCAGGACAAGGTGTGGCAGGGACTCGGTGACCAGATCACCAACGTTGGCGGGAAGATACTGCCGCTCGTGCAGAAGTCCTTCATGGCTACTGCCGGTCATATCAACGAAGCGCTCAACCAGTCACTTGAGTTTGCGGGATCAGCAAACGGCATTCGGCAGTTCGGAAAGATACTCGATGCCACCGGGAAGATCAGCGGGCAGTTCACCCAAGGACTCACCGCTGGCTTCGTGGGATTGACCGGCGTGATGTCCGCCGCGTCTCCTGCTGCGGTGAAACTGGGCGGCGCTATCTCGGGTGCCTTCGTGACGCTCGCCAGCAAGATACAGATGAACCAGGACGCGATTGCCAACTTCGCAATGAAGGGCGTTGACGCAATACTCAAACTGTTCCGCGCGATCGGGCAGTTCGGCGTGGGTCTCTGGAACATCATGCGTCTTGCCAGTGGTCTCACCAAGGGACTCGGAACCAGCCTGGAAGACATGGCGAAGAAGTTCCGCGCTTGGACCGAGAGCACGAAGGGCAAAAATGACATCCGGGCATACTTCGAGTCGATGCGTCCGATCTTTGCTGCAATTGGTAACTTGGTAAAGCAATTGGCAACCGCGCTTGGTGGTTTGAGCAACACCCCAGGTCTCGCGGACTTGATCAACAAACTGGCTGGAATGATCCCGACGTTCGTGGAGCTGGTCAATCAGGCATCTGGTCGATTCATCCCTGCGCTGTTGGACATCGCTGCATCTCTTGCAGACGTAGTTGTAGATTCCGGCGCGCTGCACGTGACTGCTGTTCTACTTGCTGGCGCTACAGTTGCCGCTCAGGGTCTGGCTGCTGCGTTCGGTGCGTTGCCTGGTCCTATCCAGGTAACCATCGGAACTGTGGTTGGACTCGCGTTCGCGATCAAGGGCTTGTACGGGACCACAATGGGTGCGTGGCTGCTGAAGATTTTGGGAGTTACCAAAGCACTGAAGTACATGCAGGCACAGATGCTCATCTTTGGTACGGCAGCGAAAGGTGCTTTCGCGACAGGCGGCATCAAAGGATTCTTCTCGTACCTCATGATGTCGTTCCGTGCGCTGAAGGTTGCGATTTGGACTTCACTAATCCAACCACTCATGGCGTTCCTAGTCAGCAACCCGATTGGCTGGATCATTCTTGCAGTGATCGCACTCGTCGCGGTGTTCGTGATCCTGTGGAAGAAGTGCGAAGGCTTCAGGAATCTCGTGAAGAGCATCGGCCAGTGGTTCGTGGACGTGTGGAACAACAAGATCAAGCCAGCCGCACTCGCTGCGTGGGATTGGGTCGTCGGCACCTGGAATCGAATCTGGGCCTCGCTGAAGCCGATCATCATGTGGATCGTCAACTTCTACATCGCGGCGTGGAAGTTCATGTTCAACGTGTACAAGACCGTTGCACTCATTTACATCAAGTACATCGCGGCTGCATGGAAGATACTCGTTGCTGTCATTCGAGTTGTCGTAAACGTAATTGTCGCGATCTGGAACTGGGGAGTCCAAACCATCGGGCCGATCATCTCCTACATCGTGGACTGGATAAAAAACAAGTGGGAAGAGATCAAGCCAGCGGTCACCTCACTGTGGAACAAGATCGTGGAAATCTTTAACAAGATTCGAGACACCGTAATGCCAATCATTACGACTGTCGTAAACTGGATCAAAGACAACTTCTCCAAGCTAAAGGTGCTGCTGATCCCGCTGCTCATGCCGATCGCCATCATCTTCGGCATCATCGCAGCGGTAATCATCGGAGTCGTTGCAATCGTGGTCGGGGTGATCGTGGCTGGCTTCTACTTTGTGAAGTACGTGGTCATCCCGATCATCGAGGCGATCATCGGAACCATCAAGCTGATCTGGACCGCAGCGAGCTTTGTAGTCAGGTTGATCATTGCCTACTTCACATTCGGATGGAACCTCATTAAGGCGATCGTCATGGGTGTGGTCAACGGAATTATTGCAATCATAAACTGGATCAAGGACAACGCTCAGAACGTCATCAACGCAGTGCAGGGATTCTTCTCAGCAGGGTGGGCGTTCATCAGTGGCGTTGTGTCCGGAGCAATCAATGTCATCACCGGAACCATCAGCGGACTCCGTGATCGCGCGTCGAGCGTTGTCGACTCGATCAAGAACTTCTTCGTCGGAGGGTTCAACTCGATCAAGGACACAGTTTCCTCAATCATCAATTGGATTATGGACAAGATCAGCTCGGTGAAGGACGCGTTGTCGGGGATTGGGAATGCAGTCAGCTCTATCATTCCGGGGTTGTTCGCTGGTGGCACTGTGACAGTTGGCCAGCCAACGATGATCGGTGAGTTGGGGCCGGAAGCGTTTGTGACCCACACGGGGAAAGTTGAAATGATTGGAACTCATGGACCCGAAGTCATGAGCTTCAGTCGACCGGGTTACGTGGTGCCAAACCACGTCCTGAACGGCTACTCAGACAGTTCTGTGCCAGGGAACGTGATGAACAAGCTGGCGAAGTCGTTCGCCCCGCAGGAACCGACTCAGGGGACGCACACGCAAACTGAGCGGAAACGACTTTCTGAAGACACGTATATGCAGACGGGCAGCAACGGCGACACGTACAACTTCCAGGGCGCACACTTTGGTGGAGACCCTGTTGCTACGAAGAAGGCAGTGGTAGAGGCGATCCGTGAGATTGAGCGCAATAAGAAGGAACGCTCATGAACTGCCTAGTAACAGTCCCAAAGTATGATTGTTCTATGAACAAGGACAAAAAGCGGTTTAACCAGGGCGTTTGCATCGAAGATGGATGCACAAACGTCAATTACGCGACGGGTTACAGGTGCCGACGACACGCCGCCGAAAACCGGGCAAAGACGCTCGGCGACAAAGCAATATGCCGTTTTGATGGGTGTGACAACGGGACTGTGAGCAGGGGGTTGTGCAGCGGGCACTACCAGCAACAGCTAGCGGGCAAGGAACTGAAGCCGTTACGTGATTCGAGCAAGTTCGCGTATCGACACTTAAACAGTCGCGGTTATGTGATGGTTAAGTGCGCAGATC